ATACTTTCTCAGTTAATGTAACTGTAGATAGATCAGAGAATGCACAGCTAGAGTTTTTCAAAATTGCATCTGTAGAAACTTTTTGAATAACTTGCTTGTAATGTACATTAGGAAGTACAGTTACTCCACCATTCTCAATGGTAGGAGCAGATAATAGAGCTGCAGATACATATTTCCCTGCAAACTCACCAGCATAAGTGGTTGTAATTGAAGTAGCCATTTTTTGTTTTTTGTTTTATTAATTGTTTAATTTATTTAAGATACGATCCATAGTAGATTCTCTTCTGTTAGCTCCCCACTGGAAGTTAGCTGTAGGATTCTCTTTCTCTGGATTATGAGCTATAGGCTTAGCAGCAGGCTCATCAATTACTGGTGCCTCTTCTACTACAGGCTGCTCAGATAATTGTGCTTTCAATGCTTCATTCTCTGCCTTTAACTCTTCGATTTTACTGAATAACATCTCCTCTACTTGAGATTTGATTATCTTTTTAGGTTGAGCTGCAGGTGCCTCTTCAGACATCATTGGGGCCTCAGCTTCAGGAGCTTCAGGAGCCTCAACTTCTACCTCTACCTCAGGAGCTTGCTCCTCTTCTTTCTCTTTAATCTCAGCAATAACTCCCTCAGTAGCTACTACTAACATTCTGCCATCCTCTAGCTCATACTCACCAACAGGCAAAGCAATACGCTGCTCATCCTCAGTAACAATAAATACTTCCATACCTGGCTCGAATGCATCAGCCTCTAGTACAGTTACTCCATCCATTAACTTCATGGATGCTAGCTCTACCTTCTCCATTCCGAGAAGTGCAGAGATACGTGATAAAATTGATTCTTTCATGTTTTTTTATGTATAACTCATTAATTAATACTCTGTTCCATTTTTAGTTAATCTGCCTAACCTGTACTATGTTAGTGATGTTACCCGGATTATCTGTAGTGATATCTCCAATACCCTGTGCCTGCAGTGATCCATCACAGCATTTAGCAGAATACTTCCCATCCTTACATAGGCACCCTCTCTTGCCACCCTTAGGTGAGCTCTTGCTTTGTTTTACGTTACTCATTTTCCTTGTCCTTTATATAGTTTAATGTAATTTCTAGCCCCTTTCATATTGGATGCCTTGCATTTAGAATGAATCCCTGGCCTTTTTTTCCTGGGCTTTCTCACAAATGATATTCCTGTGGATGCTTTAACCTTCGCCATTCTGATCTATTTTAGATTTAGCCCAATTCAATGCAGCCTTACCTCCCCATAGTAGGTAGCTTATATATCCACAATCATTTGAATCTCCCTGATCATAATATACCTCAGCTCTGGATAGGTAGCTGTACATTCTCTTAATGGTTTCCATGCTCACTGCCTCACCATTAGCTAACTGCTGTGCTCTAATCTTACCTACCTGAGTAGCACATTTATTCCCATTTCTTTCATTCAATGCTATGCCTCTCTGTGCATTCCTTCTAACTACAGATGGGTAATCATTATAGCTCTCCTCTTCTAACTGCTGGCCCTTTAGTACCTTCTTAATCTGCTCTATCAGGTATTCCTTCTCCTCATCCATAGTTTTACGCATAGAAGTTTCCATAGCCATCTCATACTTATCTGCGAAGTATCCCTCTATACTGAATCCCTTAACTTCGCCATCCTTTACTTTTTTCCATACATCCGGATTATTAACCTTCATGCTTATCATCCATGTACCTTTAGGTAGTGAGAATCCATAGGCTGCACTCTTATCTTTTTCAGGGTTATCAATTATCCAGGATTCCACTACAGTCATTCCATCTATTTCTTTATCATGCTCATAGGTAGCCTTCTGATGGTTGCTGTTTATGAAAAACATTTCACTGGCTTTTCTCACTGTATCCTCACTGAAGTAGATATAGAATTCCCCATGCTTAGGATTCTTTCTATATATCTGCTTATTAGGAATCAATGCAGGCCCCATGAGTAGCTTTTTTTCCTTATCTACTGTAGCTAGCTCTATAGATTCCTTACTTAATTTGATAAAGTTTTCCTCTATGGCAGGATCCTCTACTACGGATACAGCATATACTCCCATCTCTTTATCCTTTTCATCCAGGATCAATTCAATTATTTTCATTATAATGTAGCGTTTGTTATTCTATTTCTATCTAGTGCCTGTTGAGTAGTTACTTCTGCTCCTACCACATATGCCTTAATTGGCTGCTGTTGTAACTGAGCTAACTGATTCAGCCCATTGTTACCTACTACGTTGAAGTTAGGAGCCATTACTCCACCTCCTGTGCCTCCTCCTGAAGCACCACCACCACCACCTATAGATGGCCCTGATGGAGCAGAGCCTCCTCCACCTATTTCTTTCAATGCCTTAGCTGTAGCAGCTACGTTAGCAGCTATTCCTAATGCTGTTGATATATTATTAGCTGCGATCACTGGAACAGCAGATACCCCACTGGATGCAATAGCCTGAGGAGTAGCCAATGCACCTATATTGGCTAGCTTATTAGCGATCACCATCTTAGCAATACCTGCAGCACTCTCTATAATTACAGCAGTTTTTTGTGCTGCCTTACTTTTACCGAATATCTGCTTAATTAAATTGGCTGCCTGGTTAGCTATATCTACATATTGCATTTCTAGGGCTGCCTTCTGCTCATATGCAGATTTTTTATCAGCTATATCCTTCGCATATGAACTAACTTGATTATCATTTAATGCCTTATTATACTTAATGAATGCAGCAGCACTTAAATTTTGATACTCCTCCTCAGTTATTAATTTATTATCTAATGCATTTTGAAGATTCACATAATCCTGATCCAGGGCTAGCTTTTTAATTGCTACTTTTTTCTCCTCTTCATCAGTAATAAAATCTATTTCGAGCTGTCTCCTATCTAATTCATCTTTCCATATCTTATCCTCTGATGCTTTCATGTTACTCATGTTCAATGCATCATACTTATCATTGATATTTTTTATATCATTCTGATACTGCTCAGTTATTTGTGTAGTATCCCTACCTGCTTTATCGGCTAATAGCGTTAAATCATCATATTTATTAGCAGCCTCCTGTAATTCTTTCTCTCTTGCATTTTTTATTCTTCCCTGTCTATCTGATTCAATAGCATCTAAGAATTTATTTAGATCTGCAGCATAATCCTTGACCTCTTCAGCAGTATCACTAACTGAATCTTTTACATTTTTATTAGATTCAGCAAACTTAGTACCTCCATTCGTGAGATTATTCATTCTCTCTTCAGCATTCTGTAATGCTCCAGCATAACCATCAAATCTACCTTTAGTAGCATCTAACTCTTGCTGAAGTTCTGCCTGTTTTTTCTTAGCATCTGCTACTGCAGCCTGCCTACCTGGCATAGATGATTCTGCCTGTATAGTAATATTTAATTTTTGTATTTTACCCTCTAATTCAAGCTGCTTATTGAAGTTATTTTGCATAGCTTCATTAAGTGATTGAGCCTTAAATTTTAATTTTAATACATTTATATAATTTCTTATCTCATCATTTATAGCTCTTTGAAATCCAGCCTCATCTTTTAAGTTCTGTAAAGTAGTGCCATATTTAGCATTTATATCGGTAATTAATTTACTTCTCTCTTTACTACCTGCATTTGTTTGTTTTAATTGGCTAGCGAGCTTAAAGAATTCTACTCCTTCTTTAGCTACAAATTCTCTATTTTTCTTTGACTGCTCAGCCTGTCTTTTTTGTTTTTCTGCTAGATCATCAGATGAATCACCCGCCTCTTTAGTAGTAGATATATAATATACTATTCCTGCTGTTAATGCTGTTAATGCTAATACTACTGCTCCTATTGGATTCATGGCCATAGCAGTATTCAATCCCTCCTGTGCTACTGCTGCCTCAGTGGTTACTACTGTTTCAGTTTGTTTAGCTGCTATGGATGCTGTGGTAGCTGCTACTGATGCTGTTTCTGCAGCATTCTTAGCAAATAACTTAGTAACGAAATCACCTATTACTCCAGTTAAATTTATAAAACTATCTTTGGCCTCCCCTAATGACTGTAACCCCTGTGAGATAGCCATGGCACTCTGTACCTTTAGAAGTGTTTTTTGCACCTCCTCACCCTCAACTCCTAATAATCCCATAGCTCCCTGAACAGCAGAGAATCCTCCAGCTACTCCACTCAATGTAGCGGTGAATGATTTGAATTTAGCATCCGGATTAAATGCATCCGTTAATGCTTTACTATCAGCTATCCTATCTTTTAGCTCTGCAGCTTTCTTAGCAGCAGCCGTAGCCTGTACGGATGTAGCACCATACTTATCAGCTAATGCAGCTACCTCAGCCTGTGCCTCCTTTAGCTGAGCTTTTAGGCTCTTGGAATTATCCTTAACCTCTAATTCTATTGTTCTCTTTTCTGCCATCTCTCATATATAACTCACGTTGCTTAGCTTTGTACACCCCCTTTATATCGGTTCTAATGGCATACTTTCCTTTTGCTATTTCTATTAATTCACTCTTTCCTAAGTGTTCAGTGATGCTTAGCATCTGTATTATGTGATGTAACATATTTTATCCTTCTGGTAATGGTGGTATAATATCATCCGGGCTAACTGGCATGAAGTCATTTAACAGCTTCATGGTAACCTCACCCGAAGTTAGGTTACTATTCAAATCATTAATGATATATCTCTTATCTCTAATGATCACCCTATCATTCATTCTTAATCCTGTTAGTAATGAGATAGGCAGAATGGTTTTATATGTAGTGAGCCTATTCTTTACGTTGTATAAATTGGATAGGTACTGAAAGTAGTATGTGGCAAATAGGCTCTGCTGAATTGGATAGAGATGGTAGGTAGATGTCTCAGGTGCAAAATTTAAGGAGTAATCTACAGCAGTAGATGCCTTGAAATCCTGGCCGAACATGGTATAATCATGTGATGTTCTATTCCCTGCTACAGGATCAGTATAGTGTATCTGCTTAGTTACATACTGCACAGTACTATACTTATATAATATCAATGGCTTAGGGATGTATGGAGCCAGTGAGCTATTCAAACAATATCCTACCTGTAATGGCTCTCCTGTGAATTTATTAAACATCATGTTTTCGAATGGTAGCTGTATCACGAACTCAGGGCCATCATAAGGATACTGGTAATCAGTATCACCATACTCCTTACTCCACTGTTGGAAGTAGTATTTATTCATGGCACTCTCACTGCTCTGATACTTGAATGCTATCCTCTTATATAATGGCACCTTAGCTACCTCCACACTACTCACATCTGCATACTCAGTGATATCGAATACTCTACCTGTAGCATACCAATCTAGTAATGGCTCCACTGTATACTCATTCAATGCAGTAGCCTCACATATTAGGTTAAATTCCTTCAGCACTCCAGAAAAGAAATCCGCTATTTTCATATCTGGAGCTGCACTGGCTAGGTTAGTACCTGATACGAATATCAATGTACTGGTAGTATACTCAAAATAATCTACCATGGTAGCACCAAAGTACAGGAATGAATGCCTAACATACATATCAATGTTAGTAGCTTGCTCACTCCTTACCTTAAATGTATACGTCTCATCTAGGCCATATACGTTAGTGCTTAGGATGTTACCGGATGGAGTAAAATCTAGGCAATCAATAGTGTTAAAAAATACTCCGTTTCTATACACATCTATATACCATGTGATTCCTGTACCTGCTATAGATGTAGGAATAAAATCTATCTGATGATAAGATGCACCTGCACCTGGTAGATATACGAACTTAATGCTGTTATCTATGTAGGATACATATGGGGTTAAATCATAGTTAGTAAAGGATGAGGTATTCAAACCTGTGATATCTATCCCCTGTGGAGCTGAGCTGAATTTAGGTACATTCTTATTCTTATACCATAGATAGGCTGCAGTGAATCTCTCATCTGAAAAGAAGTTACTATTAAATGTAATGGCATACCTCTGCTCAATCAATCTCATGATGGTATTCAATCTGATAGCAGGGAATAATTCATTTTTAGGATTGATAGCACCACTACCTGTATGTAGATCATTATTAGTAGTAGTACCTGTTACATAGTTAGGAGATGTATAATTAGCCTGGGCTCCATCATACTCCCATAACCTGTTAGATGTGATCAATGGCCATGCTACATCAGGATCAGGATAGGTGCCATCTATTCTATCTACTATCTCATCCATGGTCCAGTTATGCTCATATGCTGAATAATCCAGGTCCTTTAATTTATCATCCCCGAATTTATCCTTTAAGCTAACTAGCTCCCCATAGAATGTAATGGTATAATCCTGCACCCTGCCATTAACTACCGTAGCCTTCTCCAGGGATATCCTTCCCTTTCTGAATGTGGTTAGATCTATCTCAATATAGCCATCTCTACGCAGGCCATAATCTAGTGAGCCATCTACAGCATTCTCATAGAAGTGTTCAAATATCTGGTTATTATTAGACGTACCAGGCACAGTGAATGACTGGCTCATATCCGTATGGGTTTTACTGATATCAGTTACATTCTGAATACTAGTACTTACCTGTATCTGCTCATCATTGAATAGATCTAATGCTCTACCCTCTATGAATACTCTTACCTGCCTATCCATTATATAGCTGTTTGAATCACATCAAATGCGAGCTCTATCTCTATTTGATAATTGATAGTTTTGTTATTGATATTTTTCTGCTTATTAATGCTCTTAGTATTCACCTTTGCAGGGATTCTCTTAGTACCATCTACCCATATAACTCTCTCACTGAGTAGGAGCTCCTGCATAACTTCTCCATAGCTTTCATCTACCCATCCAGTATTCATGATATACTTACGTATCCCGTTAGCATTGAATACTCCTCTCTGGCCTTCGCTTAATGTCATTGGATACACATCACTCATCATTAGATTATAGGTAGTGTTAGTTACATCTAACAGCTCCTGTGATGCCTTGAAAAAGAATTCCCTCTGCCATCCTCCGAATCTATTTAGAAAATCAATAGTCATGGGCTCATATCTGCACTCCTCCTTAGGGATGAATGTAGCCTCCCATTGTAGCACGTTCAAATCATCATATATCTGCATGAGATTCCCGGCACTGTAGTATAATGGGAATACTCTAAATAAATCATATACCCCTGCCAATGTGTACGTGTTAATCTGGCTAGCACCTGTGAGTAGATTCTGCCGATATACCGACCAGTCTCTATCCAGGAATGCAGTAACTATTCCAGCTCTATGTGCCCCATTACTAGCAGGAGTATTAGTAGAATCATACCAGTAATAATGCTTAGTGCCATCCCCTAGTAGGATATCCCCTCTATCTACATTAGTGAGCTCCTCAAAGTATCCGTATCCATCATAGCACCTAGCAGTAACTGTCTGATCCAGGATATAGCTACCTCCTATTAGATTATATGTTTTATACTGCACATAGGTATATTCATCAAACTCAGTAAAATCATTCACAGTATTATAATTCATCCCATTGACCTTATGCTTCAGGTATTCCTTCAGATACGGGCTGATGTTATACAGATTCTCAGTAACCCCGGTAGCAGGTATTAACTTACTCAATGTATACGTAGGCTGAGTAGGAGGTCCACTACTAGCCCCATCATAGATATATAATTCTATCTTACTGCCTGTTTGAGATACATCATTAACTGATACTATATGCGGTGATCTAGTGAATATCCTTATCATTTCTTTTTAGCTTTTATTATCTGATCTAATGCCTCTAATGTGAGCTCCTCCATATCTAGCCCATACTTACTAATTAACTCATCTGGTAGCTTTTTGTAACCCCCCTCGAATGCCTTAGTAAAGAATAGAGTAGGTTTAATCCCCTTCAGAAATATGCTTCGAGCTATCAGGAACTGCAGGCTCTTTCTAGGCAGTAGCTTTCCTTTCTCATCCCTAGGAGCTATCCCTTTCCTTACTAGCCATCCATCCAACTTTTTCATTGGTGGTATCTTAGTAGTATATTTATACGGTGATCCCCATCCACGTTGCACACCATTCACCCCTTTATCCTGGTAGGCTCCATACTCCTCCATCTCAAAGTAGATCCCTATGCTGTTAGGCATTGCCTTTACTTCACCATCAATGGATTCATACAGGGCTCCAC